AGCTAGTCCAGTTAAAATGACTGGTGACACAGCTCAAGGCCGTCCTGCTCCAAAAACAGGCGAGTTGATTGGTAAAGTACAAAACAGTGTGGGCGGCAACAAAACAATGTCACCAGCTACCAAGCCAGTAACAGCTCAAGCAAGTGGTGTAAACACAAAAACTCCATTTCCTAAGGCGTAATACAGAGATATGGCTCGATATCTACAAGAACATCTAAGCTTCACTCAAGCAAGAGCACAAGTCCTGCTTGAGGAAGCCGCGGATGGCTCTGGTCAGAAAACCATGAAGTTAAAAGGTATCTGCATCGAGGGTGGCGTTCGTAACGCCAATGAGCGAGTATATCCTGTTAGTGAAATTGCCAATGCAGTAGACACCATTAACGAACAAATTAAAACTGGTCATTCAGTACTGGGCGAAGTTGATCACCCAGATGACTTGAAAATTAATTTGGATCGTGTGAGCCACATGATTGAAAAAATGTGGATGGATGGTCCTGCTGGTATGGGCACATTAAAGATACTACCTACACCGATGGGCGAACTGGTTAAAACCATGTTGCAATCTGGTGTTAAATTAGGTGTTAGCAGTCGTGGATCAGGTAATGTAAACGACGCTAATGGACATGTCAGTGACTTTGAAATAGTTACTGTAGATGTGGTTGCTCAGCCAAGTGCTCCAAATGCATATCCAACAGCAATCTATGAAGGCCTTTTGAATCACAAAGGCGGCCAGAGATTGTTAGATATGTTCAAGGACCCGGCTAAAAGCAACAAAGCACAGAGATTCGTATCCGACGAAGTAATTCGTTTGATTAAGGGTCTTAAGATTGAAGGAAAATAATATGCTAGATGCTATTAAACCGTTACTAGATAGCGACTTGATCAATGAGGAAACTCAACAGCAGATTAGTGAAGCCTGGGAAACCAAGTTAAACGAAGCTCGTGAACAGGTACGTGCAGAACTCCGCGAAGAGTTTGCACAACGCTATGAGCATGACAAAACAGTGATGGTGGAAGCCTTAGATCGTATGGTAACAGATGGTTTGACCGCAGAAATTGAACAAGTACAAGCTGAAAAGCAAGCACTTGCAGAAGATCGCGTTAAATTCCAAGGCAAGATGAAAGAATCAGCAACGAAGTTTAATTCGTTTATGGTTACAAAACTTGCTGAAGAAATTGGCGAACTGCGCAAAGACCGCAAGATGCACACAGAAGGTGTTCAGAAATTGGAAAACTTTGTTGTTCATGCACTTGCACGTGAGATTCAAGAATTTGCAACAGACAAACAAGACGTGGTCAACACTAAGGTTCGTTTGGTGCGCGAAGCTCGCAAACAGTTAGAAACATTGAAAGGCCGTTTTGTAACAGAATCTGCTAAGAAAATGTCTAACGCTGTTAGCACACATCTCAAAGCTGAACTCAGTCAGTTACAAGAAGACATTAAAGTTGCTCGTGAGAACAATTTTGGTCGTCGTATTTTTGAAGCGTATGCAAGTGAATTTGGCGCAACTCATCTAAATGAGAAGCAAGAAGTTCGTAAACTGCATGACACAATCGCTGCCAAAGATCAGAAACTGTCAGAAGCCATCAAATTCGCCCAGAAAGCACGAGTACTGGTCGAGTCCAAAGAACGCGAAATGCGTATCCTTAAAGAATCTAATCAGCGTGAAGCTGTGTTAGAGGAACTGCTTGGACCCTTGAACCGGGAAAAGCAAGAAGTGATGCGTAATTTGCTCGAAAGCGTACAGACAACACGTTTGTCCAGCGCATTCGAAAAGTATCTACCAGCGGTATTAGAAGATCGTTCAGTAAAAGCCTCCAAGGTGATTACAGAATCATTATCTGAAGCCACTGGCGATAAATCTGCCCGCAGTCCAGATGCAGATCAACAGGCTGAGAATACCAGCAATGTGATCGATCTAAAGCGTTTGGCAGGGCTGTAAAAAGATTATAATTAAAGGAGACTTAAATGTCACAAGAATTATTAGAAGGTCGTTGGACTGAAACTAAAGATGCACTCTTAGAAGGCTTGTCTGGCTCTAAGCGTACTTCCATGTCAGTTATCCTCGAAAACACAAAGAAATACTTGCGTGAGAATGCAAGTTCAGGTTCTACAGTATCTGGTAACGTAGCTACACTTAATCGTGTAATTCTGCCAGTTATTCGACGTGTCATGCCAACTGTTATTGCTAACGAGTTGGTAGGCGTACAGCCAATGACAGGTCCAGTAGGCCAAATCCACACGCTACGTGTGCGCTATGCACAGAGCTTGACAGACAATTCAGCAGCCGCCACAAGCGTGCAAGCTGGTCAAGAAGCCCTGAGCCCATTCACAATTGCTACTGCTTACTCTACTGTTCCACAGGGCACAACAACTGCCACTGGTTACACAGGTAACAACACAGCAACAATGGAAGGCACAGGCGGTAAGCAAATTTCCGTACAGATCTTGAAACAAGCTGTTGAAGCAAAGACACGCAAGTTACAAGCTCGTTGGACATTTGAATCTGCTCAAGATGCACAAGCCATGCACGGTATCGATGTAGAAGCTGAAATCATGGCTGCTCTTGCACAAGAGATCACAGCTGAGATTGACCAAGAGATCTTGTTATCTCTGTCAACATTGGCTGCTACAGAGTACACATACAACCAAGCAACAGTATCAGGTACAGCAACATTCGTAGGTGATGAGCACGCCGCATTGGCAGTGTTGATCAACCGAGTGGCCAACTTGATCGCTCAGCGTACACGTCGTGGCGCAGGTAACTGGGCAGTAGTAAGTCCAGCCAGCTTGACAGTATTGCAGTCAGCAACAACTAGTGCTTTTGCTCGCACAACAGAAGGCACATTCGAAGCACCTACAAACACCAAGTTTGTTGGTACATTGAACGGTGCAATGCGTGTGTTTGTAAACAGCTATGCCTCAGATACAGCCAGTGTATTGGTTGGATACAAAGGTACAAGCGAAGCAGATGCTGCCGCGTTCTATTGCCCATACATTCCATTGATGAGCAGTGGCGTTGTGTTGGATCCGTCAACATTCGAACCAGTCGTAAGTTTCATGACGAGATATGGCTTCGTAGAATTAACAAATACTGCAAGTTCGTTTGGTAACGCTGCCGACTATGTTGGCGAGATTGCCGTCCAAAACTTGTCTTTCTCTTAATCAGAGATTGTTTGTTTATTTTTCTCAGGGATGGGAAGAAGCAGAAAAGCGCCGAAAGGCGCTTTTTTGTTGACATTTTTGTTTATAAATGTTATTATGGAGCTTACTAACATAAATAAACATATGAACAAATATAAACAATGGTACGCAAACATCACAGAACGAGCCAAAAATCGTCATCTGGATTCCTATACAGAAAGCCATCACATAGTACCACGTAGTTTAGGTGGCGGAGATGAGCCAAATAATCTGGTTAACCTCACAGCCAGAGAACACTTTGTATGTCATTGGTTATTGGTTAAAATGACCACAGGACAAGAACATCATAAAATGCTGAATGCACTTAGAATGATGCGAGCAGAGAAATCAGGACAGCAACGTTATGCTACAAAAATTACCGCACGAGTATATGAAAGTATTAAACAAGAATATGCAATATTGCAACGTGAAAGAATCCTTGGAGAGAAAAACCCAATGTGGGGCAAAACACATACACCAGAAGCAAGAGAAAAAATTAGACAAAAAAATCTAGGAAATACACTAACACCAGAACAACACGCAAGATTAGTAGCAAACACAACTGGTAAAAAGAAACCGCCTATAACAGATGAGCATAGAGCAAAGCTATCAGCCGCACAGTCAGGAAAAAATAACCCGCGTTACGGAGCAGAAGTGTCAGACGATACCCGTAAAAAAATTGGAGACAAACTGCGTGGCCGTAAACAGACTGAAGAAGAAAAGTTGGCAAGAAGCCTAGCCAACATGGGCAAGAAACGTGAGAAAAAACTGTGCCCACACTGCGATCAACTGGTAGCAGTAAACGGCCACGCTCGCTGGCACGGTGATCACTGTAAAAATTCGCCTGCTCCAATCCTGCCAATAAGTAACTACAGCAACTCCTGACTGGGTGGAGTCAAAAATATCCAGCTGGTGGGTCGGTAACCTCTGCAACACACAAACAAAAATAAAAAGCCTCTTAACTGAGGCTTTTTGTTAAATCTTATACCACGACAGATATTTGTGTATTTTATCAGTGACACTAGCCCAGTCGCCCATCACAGGTTGACGAAACAGGGTTGCGGTACTGTACCATGGACTTGAATCACGTGCCAGTAACCAGCGCCAATCCAGACCAAACTGATTTAACATGACCCAGACCGGACGACCCAGGGCACCGGCCAAGTGTGCCACCGCGGTATCCACTGCCAAGACCACATCCATGTGATGTATCAAGGCCGCAGAGTCAGCAAAGGTTGCAATGGCACCAGGATAAGCAACCACACCCTCTGCAACCAACGCCGCTTCCTGTTCAGCTGAGCAATCACACTGCAAGTTGACCCACTCGTAACCAGGGTTGCGACGAATCAACTCCAGCATGGTCTCAAACGGCATGGCCTTGTGTTGGTTGATCCAGGTATCTCTGCGACCCGACCAGCAAAAGCCCACACGCAAGCGAGTTTTTGGACCCAATCTGGTCTGCCACTCACGAGCCAGAGCAGGGTCAGCTTGAAGGTAGTACTGCACATGGCTGAGATTATCCAAGGTATTACCAATTATGCCAGGTATGCTCATGATAGGAGTCCAGTAATCAAATACTGGCAAGGCCTGGTTGGGAGCATATAATTCTGCAATCGGCGGAACACTTTGAAATAACGGAATAAGGCTTTCGTTTACAGCAACCAGCACTCGGGCTCCTCTACCGGCTAGATCGCCCACAAAGCGCACAAACTGTATGTTATCTCCGTGGCCCTGCTCGCCCAGAACCAGGATAGTTTTATCTTTAAGATCCTGCCCAGTCCATCGGGGTTGCTCATACGTGGGCAATGTACCAGCAAGATGTTCGTAGTTCCAACGCGATTCGTACTGCGCCCAACCGCGAGCATAGTCACCCATTAACAGGTAAGCCACTGCCAGGTTAAACTGTGCAGTCACGTTGGTGGGATCCAGCTGTATGGCTCTCTGCAAGAATGCTATACCACCCTCAGGATCACCGGCTTCGCGTAGCACATTGCCGTAGTTGTTGAATGCACCAGCATGGTGACGATCCTGCGTCATGGCCTGGGCATAATAGGCCAATGCACCTTCGGGATCGTGTTGTTCGCGGCAGGTGTTGCCGTGTGCTATCAATAGTTCTGTATCCATACTTGTATTTAATTTGTCCAGCACACCCCCAAAATATTTGTCTAGCCATAAATACTTGTCAACGTAATCATGCGTTTTATGCGGAAGATTAAACCCTACCGCGTACGGACTAGAACTCCGATCGGGCTTCTTTAAGGAGAAAACAAAATGGGACGTCCACTTAAAATTAAAAAAATCAGCGAAGCTAGCTACAATGCTACTACCGGTGCAAATCCAGGTGTTGACATTGGTTTCAATGCACTAACAAGTTTAACAGCACCTGTGTATCCAAGCAATGTTTGGGATTCAGCCACAGAATATCTTGGTGTGGTTGGTGGTGTACAACCTCCAACAGTGGCCACGGCAAACTATCCAGTCATCAAGTGCGAAGTAAACATTACCAACAGCTACAGCGGTCAAACACCTGGATTGATTATCCGTCAAAAAGGTTCACGCAAGTTCCTGGTATCTACCACAGCCGGCATTGATCCTGCAAATGCAGTGATTGGTAGCACACCCACAGTGGCCCTGCGTATTCGTACAGTTGGCAATACCAACTGGACAGCCATGGGTGCTCCAGCAGGCTACGGCGTAGGCACTGTGTTTACACCAACAGCAGCTAGTGGTGCAGGCTCTACAGGTACAGCTCAAGAAGTTGGCATCTGCGTATTAAGCAGTGATTTAACACCGCCGGCTGGCGACATGAGTATCAGCTACTTCAGCAATGACTCAACAGAAACTGCAATTAGTAAAATTACCAACAAGTTCCTACAGAACTTTGCTGGTGGCGAAACCGGCGGCGCAGCCAACACAGGCAACGTTTGGAATTCTGATCTGGTTGTTAACAACGTGGCATTTGCTGACAATTTCTTCAGCGACGAAGGCACCACTGCCAAGTCGGGTGCAGACATTGCAACATGGGGCACAAACGGTTCAGAGCAACTGTCAACAGGCGCTTTAGATCTAGCAATTGTAGAAAGCTATAAGAGTTAATTTTGTTGTAACCCTAAAATCCCCACAATAAGTACTGTGGGGATTTTTTATGACTCGAGCATTTGTACTGGGCAACGGTGTTAGCCGTCAATACATTGATCTAACTCAACTACAGCAGTTAGGAAAAATCTACGGTTGTAATGCAGTCTACAGACAATACACTCCAGATGTGTTGATTGCTACGGACCGGCCCATATCCACACACATACAAGAATCTGGCTACAGTGCTCAGCACAGATTTTACACTCGTAGACCCATACCCGGGCTTGGAGCTCTGGCCGTGCCCAAACCATATTTTGGATTTAGTTCTGGCCCCATAGCCACAGGGTTAGCGGCACAGGATGGGCACACTCACATATATCTTGTGGGATTTGACATGGGTCCTACTGTAAACAACACCATAAACAATCTGTACGCCGGCACAGAATTTTATAAAAAAGCGGATGCACCTCCTACTTTTACCGGCAACTGGATTAAACAAATCTGCACAATTTGTCGAGACCATCCACTGATTCAGTTTACAAGAGTCTGCGGAGAA